AGATATAGAGGAAGCTGATCCGTTTCCTTCTTCGCCACATACAAAACATTTAGGGTGTTGCAAACTTCTTCTGTGCCATAGAGTACCATCAAATGCTGCATCTATGTTCACATGAAAATCAGGAAGACAACCAAGAAGACTAGAGAACAGAAGGGAATCACATTCTTTGTGATAGATGAATCCGTCTGAATCTCTGTGTTCTTGAATTAGATGTTTGTATAGGTCTGATTTCATTATTCAAATCTCATTAAACATACAAAAGTTGCTTTATAAGTTTGACCGTTATATGGAGCACTTGCCTGTGCAAAAACCCTTCCACCTGAAGCTGTAATAGTACAATCTGGATCTTGTCTAACATGAGAAAGTACAGCAGAAGAGCTTGATGTTATATTTATAAAAGCGTTACTCATTGCTGAATAAGAGCCACCTGTACCACTTCTGGATATAGTAACCATATACATACCAGATAGATTATTTACGACTCCGTTAGCAACAAGAGTAGGAGATGAACTACTTAGAACTGTTTTTGAAGAATATGATTCAAATATATTCCCTGTTGTTGTTTCTGTGAAAGTCTTTTTACCTGAAAAAGTCTGATCTTCAGGAGTCACGGTCCCCGCCTCAGTTGCCGACGCTGGGGGGAGTCCAAGAGCTCCCGCTGCTACCGGTGTTTGCAAGTTGATGACTGGGTACGATTCAAGGTTAGCGTCGGCCCATGTTGGTTTTGACGCAAGCTTCACTGTGCCTGAACCTATGAATGCAACCATAGATGAAGTTGAGGTAACAAGAAAATCATTTGTGCCAAGAGCAAGACCACCATCAGAATCATCCTGAGAACCTGATCTCATTGCAAACGCTTGGTATTTTGTACCGCTTCCAGTGTTATCTAATACAATCCCATCAATACTTACCTGCAAACTCAGCGAAGCCGTTGCAGTGCCATGAATAGAGAAATAAAAATACCAGTCGCCATCTGAATCTGAATAGGCGTAACCTTTAGCCATTCGAGTAGCCCAACCGGCTGGTGTATTTGACAGGCTTAAATCTATAGTGTTAGTTCTAAAAGGACCATTAGGAACAGTTAATGAACCATTAGCTGCTAGGAAGTCAGTGTATTTACCGCTTGAGTTGTCGAGGGTACTTCCATCACAGTAACACACACCATCTTTCTGCTTTACACCATTTATAACTGGCCATGCTGAAGCGTTCTCCGTGATCTGCTTGATCGTTGTGATTGGATCGAGCGATACTGGCTTGGTAGTTTTGTACGTCGATGTCTTCGAGCTTTGACGCATTATATAATTCCTTCTTCTAGTAGATCCCAATCTTCACGATCTTTCTTGGATCTGTTATCTTCTGTTAGTAATATCTGTAGATTAGTATAATGTGATCTTCTAATCACTTCATCTGCTGTTTCGGCCTTAGCCATTGGTTCAACATGGTCTATTTCATAGTTAAATCCCGTGAGCCATTCTCTAGGCATTCCATAGTTAGATTCAAAAGTATCACCTAAATGTTTCCATAAAGTTTCCCAATCACAGCCAAGATAGTCAACGGTTGATTTAGTTTTACGAATTCTTTTGTTCTTTAGGCTATAGTTCAGTCTGCACCTGACATCACATTTAAGTTTATATACCGGATCTTCCTTTCGTCTAATCCTTCTACGTTCGTACTCCATCCGCAACTTATGATCCCGGTTTTTAAGTTCCCATTCTCTTGCTTTAGCTTTCTTATTGGCTACAAATTCAGGATCTTTCATGTACTCTTCGTGCCGTCGTTTATAGGCTTCTTTGTTAGCTTGATAATACCTACGCTCACGTTCTTTGTGTTTAGGATTATCTTTATGTTTTTGCCAACTTCTCTTTGAGATTTCTCTCATTCTTTCGCCATCTACCTTACGTCTGGCTTTCGTCTTCGCTGATATGCACGCCTTACAATCCGAACGATAGGTGATTTTCCTACCCTTAGCTGCTGTCTTGTAGTACCCCTCCCAAGTCTTGTATTCCCCACAAGTGCAACACACTTTTCCATTCTCATCATATTCTGTAGTAAAAGTCTTTGGCATAATTCCTCCATAATACTACATTATACCACACTAAGTAAGGTTAGTCAAGGTTTTGTGACTGCTTGAGAGTCATATTGTTATCCTCATAGGAAGGTTAATCGTTATGTGAAGTCTGTAGTTTCCGTTATTTGAACTTGGTGGTCGGTCAAAGTGGCCCAAGACCTTCTGTAAGAACCTGAACTGTCTGTAGGATTTATAGTGGCTACTCCCCAACTCACCTTGTTAACATCTAATGTTGTTGCTGTAGCAATAAAAGTAATCGAGCCAGCCGAATGGAGCGTATTAACACTCATAGGATGATAGGTTAATCCGTCAGTACCATTTACTATTTGGATACCGAAAGCGCCTTCTCCGCCTGCGGCTATTCCGAAAGCATAATCATAAGTATAAAGATTGCCTACTATTAAGTTACTAAAAGAAACTTGAGTCGTGTCATTTTGACCTACCATAACCTTAGTCTGAGTTTTAGGAAGCTTCACAGTACCAGCCTGAACCGCACTTGCCTCCCCTCCAGTTATGTTTCCACTTAGGGTTAGGTTAGTCGCCGACACGTCGCCTGAGACAGTTGCATCCCCTGAGACGTTGAGGTTCTTCGTGGAGATCACGTTGGCGTTGTTGTTGTAGAGTGCGATGATGTAGACTACAGGTGCGGTTTTAGGGCGTGTCTCGTCGTCACCAGTTATGGTGTGAGTGTGACTCGAGCCTGCTGAATCAGCATAAGTTCGTAGACTTCCCGGAGCTGTATCTTTCCTTATGTAACCGAAAGTACTTCCAGCGGTAACTCCACCAGCTTCCATGTAATCGTGTGCACTTCCTACGTTTCTAATATAACTGTGTTCGTGACTACCACTACTGGGAATGTCGAGACCATTCTTCGCCGTCTTGTCTTCTGCGAATTGACCAAGAGTCAGATCGCCACCAGCTGCACCCAGATAGAGGCCAGCCAGTTTTGGAAGTCTGAACTGTCCAGCTCCTACTGTTCCTGTCTGTCCACTGGGATGAGCGAAGGAATCCCACGTTCCTTGAATGTTTGCATATAGATCTGGATAGTCTGCTTGATTGAGTACATCACCTTCACATACTCCCCAACCCCTATATTGTTTTACACCATTAACTTCCGGCCAGTTCGAAACGTCCCCAGCAAAAGGTTTGATAGTTCCTGCAAGCTCTGCAGATTGTGGATTCGAAGATACCGTAATCTTCCCAAGTCTGTCTGATAACTTAGCTATGACCCACCTCCCAATTTAGTCTATTTGATTTCATTAGATTGTCTTCCTTAAATAGAAGTTGAAGATTTGAGTAATGATTTAGTTTATACACTTCTTCTTCTGTTTTAGCGGTTGATATAGGTATTATATGATCTATATGAACCTCTATATTTCCTAGCCATTCTCTAGGCATTCCGTAATTAGCTTCGAAAGTAGCTTCTAGATGATTCCTAAGTTCCTCTGAAGAACACCCTATAATATCTAGAGTTCTTTTTGATTTACCTACTCCATTAAGAAATCCTCTAATCCTTCTACTTATATTTGACTTTAGTCTATAAGAAGGATCTTCAAGTCTCTTTCTTTCTTTAGCAGCTAAATACTCTCTATTTTTACTAGCCCACTTTTTATATTTAGTTCTTGATCTTTCAGGATTAGCTTTGATCTCAGCCTTTTGTTTTTCTCTTAAGCAAGCTTTACATGGACCTTTGTATCCAGAAGGTCTGTCATTAGATCTTCTGAATTCTTCTATAGGCTTTTCTACGCCACATGTTTTACAAGTCTTTGCCATTATATTTCCTATGGATAAGTAAAGGTGCTGACTTCTGTATGTTGATTAAGTTCATACAAAATAGCGTAAGTCCTATGGTCTGCTGCATTACCTTGTAAAGTGGTACCTCCAGAAGCACTTCCTATTTCTAAAGTTACCGTGGTTGCTGTAGCCACAAAAGTAGTAGATCTAAAATAAGTGCGTCCTAGTCCGTCTGCGGTGTTTGGGTAGTTGACACTTATAGTAGTTCCGTCGTGCTTAATAAGAGAGTTGACCGATCCGTCTGAAGCGTCTTGCGTCCATCTTTCTTGTAATTCATACTTATAAGTTTTACCTATTGTTAAATTACCAAAGCTGAGTTCAGATATCACCCCTGTCGGATTTACCTTGTCAGCCAGTAATACTTTTTGTTGCCACAAGGTCTCTCCTGCATCTTGAGCAGTTGCCCAGTAAGCATCAGTAATTTCCCAAGTACTATCATTCACGTTAGCAACAAAGGTAGAACTACCAACGTCTAACACATACTCAGTATCAAGTCCTAGGTCAGGATCATTGAACTGATCCGTACTACCCCTCGTAAGAGTCACAGTACATCCACCTGCATCATTAATAGGCGTAACCTTAATACTCCCAGCGTCTGCAATTGCGGGCATTGTAGCAGAGGCATTCAAACTAGAGCCTCCACCAAAGTCAACCAAGTAATGAATATCAAGTTCCAGAGTCGCAGGTAAGCTTCCATAAGCGTATTCTTCAATTGTGAGACCACCGCCTCCGCCGCCACCAGCGCCGCTAAGGTTTAAAGCCCAGTGACTTAAATCATCATCCCAGCTAAGTTCTAACCAAGAGCCACTAACATCAAGCACAAAGCTTTCATCAACAGCAAATCCGTCAATCTTCTCTCCAGAACTTGGTACTAACGTAACATTGTTATCTGTCCAAGTCTCTGAACTATCAGTTATACGTATGCTGGCAGTCTTCTTCTTAGTAGCACTCAACGCACTTGCGTCAGGAAGGTTAATCGTGATTGCTCCTGATGTGCTATCCGTCAAGTAGTGTTTGCTTATCTCTGCTGTCACAGGACTAGCTGTGTCGTTGATATAGACTAATTCAAGGCCGCCAGCTCCACCGCCGCCAGATCCGCCAACTACGTTACTAAGTGTTCCATCGTAATACAGCATTAGCACTGCATCAACAGCTAGTTCTAAGTCACCATCAGTACCGTTATTAACTGTAGCACTATTAGGAATTACCAAGACTGCGCCAGTATTGTTTTCTATCATGTACTGTCTGTCTTCTGTCAACCCTGTGATTTCATTTAAAGGTCCAGTTCCAGTAACAGTAATATAAGTTGCATCAGCTGGAATGGCTAAACTATTAGCTGCTATCGCTGCTGTTCCTCTATCAACATAAAGTTCAGGAAATGATCCTGTGATCTTGGAGGCTGCCACATCACTGACTTTAGCATCAGTTACTGCACTGTCTGCTAACTCATCAGTACCGATACCACCATCAGCAACATCAATAGTTCTATCAGCAGAAAGATCACCACCTCCTGTTAGGGAACCTGTACCAGTTACAGTTGTAGTCTTATCTGCTTTAGTAGAATAAAGATCAGCAATGTCAGTATCATTTCCACCAATAGCTGATTCAGCAGAATCAAGTCTGCCTTCAACTTCATCGATAGCTGCTTGAGCATCAGTAGCTACTAGACCACTTGCTGCGTTGTCATATGTAGCTTTGTTTGAGTTGACTGAATCTATTTTAGCATCTGTAACTGCTGCATCTAGGATCTTGTCAGTCACTACTGCATCATTAAGGATGTTCTCTGTCTGTACTGCATCATCAGCCAGTTTAGTGTTATCGATAGCATCAGGTGCGATCTTAGAAGTTGTTACGTTTTCATTTACGATGTTTTCTGTTTGAACTGCATCATCTGCAAGTTCTGCATTAGTCACAGCATCAGGTGCTAGTTCTGAAGTACCAACACTGTCTGCTATGATTTCATCTGTACCAACACTATCAGTTGCCATCTTTTCTAAAGTGATAGCATCATCAGCAATATCAATGGTAGCAACTCCACCATCTTTAATGTTGTCAGAATCGATATTTGTTACAGTAGCGATATCGGCATCAACCGTCAATGTATTATTCGCACTGTCAATAGTTTTATTTGTGAGTGTGTCTGTTGAATCTCTAGACACTAGGTGGTCATTAGCTGTCCTTAAAGGAAGCTTCAATTCAATGTCATTAGCTTGAGCATTGTCAGGCTTTATTGTGACCGTATTGTTAGTAAGGGTTCTTATAACTAGCCCTACTAATCTTGAAATTTCGCCTAAGACTTTCATCTATGCTCCGAGAGTTTGAAATGGATGAGAGGGCATTGCGCCCTCTCTAAGGTACTAAACTGAGTATGCTGTCCAATCTGAGCCATCAGATCTTAATAGAGTAAGACCTACTGGACAAGATTTGCCTGCTACATTAACTGCACCTGCTGTAGTGTTAACTACAGTAACTACTAAGTCCTTGTTAGCATGAGAAGCTGAAGGACAAGTAACATCTGCAACTGAACCTGCAAGTATTATAACTGCTGGAATTAGGTGAGATCTAGAATATTCTTTATCTGCACTTACCACTTCAGAATCAGTCTTGACTTTATCCATAACGAGAGCATCTGCTTTACCTACGTGCTTAGAAGCACCTTGAGCAAGCTCTGCTGGTTTTTTGTATTTTGCCATTTTATCTAATCCTTTGTTAGGGTTAGGAGAAGGGCCGAAGCCCTAATCCTTAAACTGCACCAATAGTAAATTTGTCGATTACAAGAGCAGCCGCTGGGTGTCTTGAAAGAAGAGTTACACGACCAACCATGTACTTCTGGATTACACCGATTCTGTCGCCATCACCATCTCTTGCTAGGAAAGTGTCTTGGCTACCAGCTTTAACATTGTAGATGTCAGTTCCGTAGAATTCACATACTGCTTTTTGCTTAGCTGATTCAGGAAGAAGTAACATTCTGTCAGACTTAGCGAACTCTGAGTCTTGTAGTTTGATAGTATCAGATCCGTGAACGTATCCGAAACCAGTTGCACCACGCTCTTGCTTAGCAATGTCAACAAGTCTTCTGTCAGCTTCGTTTGATTCGATTAGGTAATCGATTGCTTCGAAAGAAGATAGAGCTTGCTTGTAACTGTACTTGTCAGAACCAACTCTGTTCTTAACTTTAGATACTGCTCTTTGGAATGTTGAGATGTCTAATGCACCGTTAACACTGTGAACAGTTGCAGAAGTAGAACCTTTCATTTTGATTCCGTGAACAGTTCTTCCGTCGTTAGAGTAAAGAGTGTCGAAACCAACCATAGCTTCAGTAGATGAGTTCAAGTCAGCAGCTTTAACTGTAGCGTCATCAGAAAGATCCGCCTTAGTTCTTTGACCAGCTCTGTAGATTAGAACCTCACCTGCTGGAACTGCTGCTGGAGAACCAACTTTAGCACCATTTGCGTCGTAAACTTCACAAACAACTGAGTCACTCTCTCTGTCTTTTTCTACAACTTTGTAGATTTGAGCATTTGCAGATGAGCCGTCAACTGCTGCAGTAACAAGAAGGTCACCATACTGACACCATCTTTCGCCACCGTAAGAGTTAGCGTTAACAAATGAAGTACCTGAAGTGATTGCATTATCAAATTCGATAGTAACTAGGTCTGCATCAATAGAAGATGATGCTTTACCAAGTACACCTGTACCGTCACCATGAAGTGCGATAGAAAGCATTCTCTTTTGAGAGATAACTTTTGAGTTGATTTCGTGTGCTAGAGGATCAACATACTTTTCAGACTTAGCTGCTCTATCGATAAGGTCCATCTCAATTTCAACAGTAGTTGAGATTTGCTTCATCTTAGCATCGTATTCGTCTTGCTTTGTTTGTTGTCCCTTAGGGAACTTAAGACCGTAGCCTTGACCAACGAACTGAGAAGCTGCTGCACCTAGTTCAGTTTGTAACATGAACGCTTGTGTTCTAGCTTGTCTGTCGCTTACTTTGTTTTTAGTGATCATATCCCAATCAGAGAAGTTCTCTGAGTTTTGGTATACAATACCGTCAGTGAAAGCAATCTGTAGAAGATTACCTAAGTTTGTGTTGTCCTTGGATTGTGGGACATACTGATCTGGAGTAACTGCCATTTCATTAATTCCTTTTGAGTTTCAATTTGAGGTAGGGCCACAATTAAGTGGCTCCCATCTCCTGTTTATTTGTTTCCATGTAGAGCTTGTCTAAGTGCTGCAGACATATCAGTTCTCACTGTTTCTCTGAAATCAGGAGCTTCTTGATTCTGTTCTACTGCTTTTGTCATTTCCTTGGCAGCCATAGCTTTCTGCTTAGCTTTCTTAGTCTTGACCTTAGTGCTCTTGCCAATATTGAGATCACCTCTGATATTTTTGAATGATTGGTCCATAACCTTATGAATCAATTCTTCAGTTATCTGATCTGTCTCATAACCGGATATAGCTTCGTTGAATTCTCTGAAAGCCATTCTGTTTAGACGATGAGCTTTCTTCTCGTCTCCAACTTCGCTTCCGAACCTATATTCATAAAATGCTGCGTTAACATCTGTTTGTACTTGCTTTTGAAGTGTACTCTTCTCAGAAGCTTGAACTTCTTCTTTCTTAGATTCAGTGTCTGCTTCATAAGCAGCCAACTTCTTTTCTAATTCTCGAAGTCTTCTCTTCTCCTTCAGATTAGCTTCATAGGCACTACGTTCGTCATCAGTAAGACCACTTAGGTATTCATTCTTAGCAATGTACTCTTCAATGATAGTATCTACTGATACGTCGTTTCCAATTACATTTTGAATAAATCCTACCCAATCACCAGACTCTGATGCTTCTGTGTGCATCTCATCTAGTTTCTCGAAGCCTGCTTTGTATTTCTCAACATCGGGCCTCAGTGTCTCAAGCTCTGCTTTTAGAGAGTCTCTCTCTTTGAAAGCTTGATTCATACCCTTCTGAAGATTAACAGCTTTAGTAGCAACCTTCTTGATCCAATCACGATCATTGTACTTTACAGTTAGAGTCTTTCCTTCGATGTCTAGCTTCTCGGTATCTTCCTCATTTGGCTTGGCATCGCCTTCTGATTCAGAAGCTTGAAGTTCTTCCGAGGATTCTTCCTCCACTTGAGCATCAGCACTCTGCTCAACTTCTCCATTTGGTGTCATTGTTTCCATAGCTTCAGAGTTTGCCGACTCATCTTCCACTTTTACAACCGGTTCACTTGACACTTCTTCAACTGGTTCTGAGGACTCATGTCCAAAGCCTTGCTTCAGTAAGTTGGATACGGATTGAAAACCTGCTTTTTCTACCTGATCTGACATTTTGTCTTAGCCTTTCTGCGACATCCGAGGGTAGTCACTTGCTTATAAATTGCTCGTCCGAAGATAGAGCGGTATGAAAATATCATAGGTATCTCTAGTTTACCATAAAACCAGAGAATTGTCAACTGTTAAATGGGTGCTGGACCTGCTGGAGCCATGCTTGCATCCATTGGAGGAGCACCTTCAGCTTGTGGACCTGCCGCTCCCGGAACTGCTGGGCCGCCACCGCCGCCTGCACCGCCGCCTGATGGAGCTTGTCCTGCTGCCATATCTGCCTGCATCTTCATTCTTTCTTCTTTATGACGAATGATCATGTCTTGAATGTCTTCTTCAAGTCTATCGAATTCAGCAGTCTCCATGAACCTAATAAGATAAGGTAGTCTGAGTTCATGATTCTCCCACTCTCTAGGAGCTACGTATTCTTCTGTGTCAATAATAGTCTTTATGATCTCATCCATTCTCTTTTCAGAATGAGTTCCTACATCGTCCATACCTTCTAGGTCATTGAACTTGATGTGCTTAGTCAGCTCTTTAGGATCCTTGCCAGCCTTTTCCCATAATGGCATAAGCTGCATGATCTCTTGTCTTCTAGCCATAGGATCAAGTGAGAATGAGGTGCCGTATTCTACACGTAGATCGAATCCACCTGCAATATCTGCGCCTTCGTATTCCTTAATATCAAATGCTCCCTCTTGTCCACTTATCTTAATCTTTCTAGGAGTATCCCAGTGTTTCTTAATTATGTCTAGAATGTCTTTATAGACTCCTTCAGTAGTACCTACATACTTATTGAATAGCCTTCTTCTTATTAGATTACCTTGATTAGTTGCATATTGCATTGAGAAACCTGAAGTCTCTCTTGACTGTTGACCAAACATACTTTCATTAGTACCAGCTAGATCATTGAAGCCCTGAAGAATATCAGCTCTCATCTTAGCAACATCTGGCATAGTTCCCGGAGTGTTTACAAATGAAGGTCTTTGATTACCTGCACCTTTAACTTCAACTACATCCCATGTAGAGTTATCGATACCTACAGCTTCCGCACCTTCTGGTAGTACCATCTTAGTTTGACCATGGGCTCTGATATTCTCAAGAGTTTGAAGATCAAGTCTATTCATTGTATCTTGAATCTTAGTTAGGTATGTGATGAATGTGTTTCCATAAACTTGGTTAGTCACATCTATATCTGTCATTATGTGGTATGGAAGTCTTGCTTTAGGAAGTGTATCCTTAGTACCGAATCTATGTGGATTAGGAACTGGATCTGTAAGACATGTACCATCCTGTAGTATAGCTTCTACATAACGTCCTTGGAATCCATTCTCAGGAAGTCCTTTTTCCCAATACTCGTATATAGCGTACTGTCTCTCTTTCTTGTCTTCACCTTGTCTGAATCTATCAGCAAAAGATCTAGACTCTCTGAATGCTTGTCCTGAATCAGTAGATTCTTCTATGATGTGATCTGCATAATCTGGATAACATGCTCTGATCTCAGCTTCTGTAAGCAATTTTCTTTCAAATATAAATCTGACTTCATCCCACTTCTTTGCAAGGGGATCTATGTAGACAGCCCATGTGTCACAAGATTTGACATGAATGTCTCCTTCCATCTCTGTGATTTCAAGAGTTTCAGGATCAAACTTTAGTGGATCTCCTGCCCATCTATCCCAACATGACTTGATGAATGATGTTCCATACATAACAAGTTGAGCATTGTTTAGATCAAATTCTTCTTGTAGTTTGTATTGTCTTAGGGCATATCTTACGATGTCATCAGCAGCTCTTGCTCTCCTAACATCTTCTTGATCTGGAGTTAGTGGACTAGGGGTAACACTAGGTGGGTTAGCACTAAGTTGTGCCTGAATCAATCTGTAGTATCGTACTGTATAGTTCATACCAAATGAATCAAATCCATTAGACTCATCTTCAGAAGCCTTGTTCATGTCAACTCCAACAGCTCTAGATAGAGAATTGTTCTTATCTCCCATAACTCCTTCAGGATCATATACAGTCTGTTCATTAAGAAGCCATACATCCTCTTGAGTCTTAGCTCTATAGTCCATAGCATCGGATAGACGGCCACCAAGAAGTTCTTTACCTTTCTCTTTATTGAGGGGTATGAATTTCAAAACTCTACTCATTATCTTCTCCATTCCATCCAGATCTTCCTAGAAGCTTCTCTGCGACCTTCTGTTCGACGTTTAGAAGTTCTGCAGTCTCTTCACTAGCAAGAGGTTGTTCTTTGTGAAAATTGCCGTCTTCTTCCTTCTCAGGGCATTCATCTTCTGTCTTATGAAGTGTTTCACATTTTGGACACATTCTTTTAGGTCCTTCTTCTGGCATACATAATTTAATGCCTAAATCTATAAATAGTTTGCTCACCAGATTTTCCTACTCTTTCTCATTAACATCGTATACTTGCCTTTATTGCCCTTGCGCTTTGCAGCTCTAGCTTCCTCTTCCAACTCACTAGCCATAAATAGTCTAGCATCTCTGGTCATATGTTGAGGAACCACATCAACTTTAGGAAGATGAAAGATTCCGTACTGTAGAGCATCACATAGGTGATATTTCGTAGAGTTCTTTATATGTCCAAATTTAGCTGGATTAGGATCCCACTCGGCATCATTAAGCTCGGTAAGCAGTTCTACTAATTCAGAGTCTATATCTATTTTATCACTTTCTAGCTCTTTTTGCAAGTGCATAATTAGTGCGGTCTTATCTGTCTTATCTGCCTGCATCCAGCCATATATTTTGTTTCTTATCATTTCGTTCTGGAACCAAGTCTCAGAAGGGTCATATACTTTTCTTACTATATTGTGAGTGTTTAGAATCCTTGAGATCTTAGACACATAAGTAGTCAGGTCACCTTCTACCTTCAGATAGAAAGCATCAGCAATGTAAGGTCTTCCAGTATGAGGATTCTGAGCTATGAGAATGAATCCACCTTTCCCACCTGCTGCAGGATCTGCTGCCAAAGTATGTGGCCATTGTTTGTCATAATTGTCAGGAGTGTTGATTATGTTATGATCTCCAAACCTAAACACGGCATCAGAAGAATCTAACCAATCACCATAAAGAATACAATTACGTTCTGCTTCTGGAAGATTAGCTACTTTAGCAATCTCTTTCTCTTTTACATTTCTGTATATAGGATTGTCAAGTTTACCAAATTTGAATTTCTTACCAATAAGTGGATCAACATTGTCAACCATCTGTCTAATCACTGGATTAGGACTCTTAGGTGTGAATGTAGATATGAACTGTCCACGCCTAGCATCAACCCTTCGCTGAAGTTCTTCAACGTACTTGTGAGAGCTTGGCATCTCATCTAGCCATACGTGATGAGCCGTAAATGATTGAGCTTTCTCTCTAGCATGATCTGCTTTATCGTGAGTTAGGAATATGATCTTGTTTCCATTTTTCAAATTTAACACATGATCTAGTGAACCACCAGCTTTTACTACTTTGAAATCTACACCTTCTTTACCTAGATATGGACGAATCTTCTTGTCCCAAAGTTCTGTAATCTGTTTCATCACACGCCCAGCTAGGATAAGAGTTAGAGGTTCTTGCGCCCAATCAATCCAAGTGTTACCACATTCTTTACATCTGTATTCGTCTAGGTCTGAATCTACTAGTTCAATATTGTGAGATCCACATCTCTTATCGTAACAGACTTGAGAGTTTGGTCTTTCCCAGTATGGATGATTCTCTTCAAATTTCCATGCAAGAATTCTCGCACCTATTTGAGATTTACCAAATTGATTACCAGCTACTAGATATACGAAGTCAAGACTGCATTCCATAAGAACTTCTAGCTGTTGAGGAGAAGGTCTTGAAGCAGGTTTGAAAGGATCCATACAATGAAGCTTCTGTTCATCGACTCTTTTCTTAAGTGCATCTAATTGTTTCTGTGTATACATTAGTTACCTTTGTAAAGTAATGCCAACTTGTAAACAGCGAATACAGCTCCACTGATTCCACCTACCCATAATATAAGTTTGGTAAGTACTCTTATGAAAGTCAAGTGTTCATCAAGAGGTTCTAGCTTCCTAAGAAGTTCTTCTCTCTCTGCTTTGCCTTGCTTTCTAATCTCTTGTATCATATCTTCATTACGAGCTGATCTAGCCATATGAGCTTCTAGATCTTTGTTCATATAAGCTTGCTTGATATCAATAGAATCTAATCTATGTTCAAACTTTTCTAGTTTATGTAAAATTCTATCAACATCCTTATTCATTAGAACCTAGCTCCTATACCTAAAGCTACTTCACCTGTTAAGGTTTCAAAGTATCCTGTCACTCCGAATGGTCCCCACATGTCATATTGGAATGAGACAAATGAACTTAGACCTGTAGTATATCCAGCTCCCACACTAAGCGATCGTTTAGTTTGATGTTTCTCATTTTCAATTCGTTTAATTTCCTGTTTCAGTTCTCTCACTTGGTATTGATATTCTAGTCTAATTTTCTGTTCTCTTACGGTATCTTCTTCTTTGCTTAGATCTTTAGTCTTCTTAGTTATACGAGTTCCATCTGGTTTAACTGTCTCTTCAAATGATTCACTCAGTTGACTTTTAAGTTTACGGTTCTCACTTATTTGCATTTCGAGAGTTGCTTTGTGAGTCTTGATCTCTTCTTTAAGTTCAATAACTTCTTCTTTTCTAATCTCAATTATGTCACCTTGAAGGCTATAAGTTAGAAAATTAGTAAGGCCCATCAGCATCATCACTAGAGCAAGGAGTGCTAACTTTGGGTATTTCTTTATTGTATCAAGCATCTTCACCTACAACCTCATCAAGGAATCTCTTTATGTCTTTAGGACTTAGTATGTCTATGTCCTTATCTATGTAGTATCCCATTACGTTCATCAAAAAGATGGCAACAAACTCAGAACATATCTGATGTTCTCTACCTCTATTTAGAGGATTCCATTTCAACTTCCACTTTCTCTGTAAGAGAATTCCGATCAGTTGTTTATATCCATATTCTAGTCCAGCGAATTCTAAAAGTACTGGAAACTCTTTCTCTTGCTCTTCAGATAGACTCAATGTGTATGAATGTAAAACTTCTACTGGATTCATCTTCATCTTCATCTGTCCGAGCAATCTTACATTTGTGTCGTTTGCTTCGTAAACGTAAGAGTGATCTTCCATAACAACTCTTAGCCTGACATGTCCGTAGTCAGTACCTTCTACTTTTCTAACTAACCAGTTTACCCATGAGAACTTAACTGGGTTTGTAAATTCAACAATAACTTTCATATCTAACTCGGCGGTTGATGTAGTAGTCCATTAAAAAATGCTGACACTGCACCTGTATTACCTTCTCCCTTTTTGAATATTATATGTATCTGAAGTCCTGCTGGTAATTTAGCCGCATAGACATTCTCTTTATGATACCCATCACAAACTCCCCAACTAGGAACGAATGCCTCTAATAGTCCTGCAAGAGGGTGATGTATTTCAAATGAGATAGTATCGCCAATTTCAGATCCTTCAAAATAGAATCTGAGTCCATTGATCAGTCTGTCTTCTGGCAGATCATATACTAGTGTAATATCTTCTGTTCTGTTTTTGAATGAGCCTAAGAATTCAAATCTCGTTCTTGCTCCTTCAGGATCGTCCCATACAGATTTCTTATCACTTCTTTTAAGTGTAGTACTTACGGACTTACCATTTCTTATCTCTTCTAGAATAGGATCTAGTTCTTCTTTTGTGTAACGTATGTAGCCTGCAAGAGGTGTTGCAAATTCATTAGTGAATGGAAGTAGACAATATTCAAGCTCTGTCAAAGATCCATCTTCTTCTTCTCTAGTTATAGGTACAGGTTTAGTTTTGTCATATCCTGATGTTTGCAGCATAGCTTCTGATATATCTGATTTTCTTATGATGACAAATTTTTTCATTATACACCTACAAAATTAGTTTGATCCATGTTGATCATAGTCATCTCATTGATACCTAATTCGTCTTGAATAGTTGGCGCAGTTGCATTCTCGCCCATCTTCCACCAACTTACTAGTCTATTAGAAAACACCTGAGCTTGTAGATTAACTCCATCTCCGTCATTATATATTGCATTTATTTCTGAAGGTGATAAAGCTGTATCCCAATAAGAAACTTCATCTATTGTATTGTCCCAAAAAAATCCTGAAGCTGTTCCTACTTTTAAGCTCTTAGTTGTAAGCCTCCTTCCAGAAGGAAAAGGATCATTAGCAGTCTGAGTACCCGAAGCTATAGCTCCGTTAGCGTACATTATCATAGTATCTGTAAATTCATCATAAGTCATTACAATGTTTGTTCTATTTCCTCTATAGGAAGGATCTATTCTAAAATCCTTAAAAGCTGTAGCAGTTCTTAATCTACAAAACAATTGTCCATTAGAAAACATCCTAAAAGAATATTCATCACCTACTTCTAAAATACCTCCACTGTCTTGCTGTGCTGGCATATCTACCCAAAAACTTAAAGAGAATGATTGAGTTTTGAAAGATGGATCACTTAACACTTCTGTGTATTCAGAAACTCCATCGAAAGTTGTTTGTATTGTGGATGTGTATGGTGCTGGTATGACAAAGGCTCCAAATCCTTTAGTGTATTCATTATCTACTGCATCTGTTGAGATTATATCAAATACATAAAAAGGGTGATTTAGAGAACTAGGTTCAGCAAGTTGGACTTCATTCCCTACTATCTGTAACTTAGAAGCATCTTGTCCACTTAGACTATATACATAAGGAGATATTCCTCCTGTTGTAGATAGAGTTCCTATCACAGTTCCAGTAGGACTTCCTTCAACTATAGAGTTGTTACTCAGTTCTATATTTGTAATAGGTTGCGGAGTGATATTGATAGTTAGAATCTGATCATATGTTGCACCATTAGAGTCAGTAGTTCTTATCAATATATTGAAAGGAGAATCAGTTGAATCTGCTAGATAATCTATGACTAGATTAGAATTAGATGCTCCGTTGAGAATTACCTTATCTGTCTCTCCTCCTATTATAGAGTATGTGAAAGGTCCTACTCCACTGATAGTAGTTAGTATACCAATCAATGTTCCCGGCTGTGAACCTTCTAGAATAGTATCATTACTCAGTTCTACACCTAGTGGTACAGGAGTTGAAGGAGTTCCCCCTTCTACAACAAGACTCAAAGGTTCTAGCCAGCCTTGAGGAATATTAACTTGATAGTTCCTATATTCGATCCCATCTATTGTTGGATATCCTTCGGCACTATAAGTGATTGTCACAGTTTCTTTCTTCTGAGCACTTACATTGTATGTAACAGAAGTTGGAAGAGTTGGATGAAGTGGATCATCATACGCAACAGCATGGACACTATTTATAATGGAAATAGGTCTTTCTGTAAGTCTCTTGTATGTGATATTAGTCGCCACTGTTATCCGCCTTCTCTTTTCCTAGTTCAACCATTTTGAAATCTGAATAGATTCCACTAGTAAGTGAAACCTGAGAAGCCATAGAATTCTCTATAGCTCTAATGATTCCTTCTTCTTTATCTGAGTCTGCAATGACTGAAGCCATTCCAGTTTCATATAATACTGCATGTAGTGTCTCATGAAAGATTGTAGCAAACAAGTCATCCTTCTTATAGTGATTAGCAGTAGAGATCTTTATGATCTTCTTTTCAAGTAGAGCTTCTCCGTGAAGATCTGCCCAATTCTCTTGGTACTGAATGTGGTAGTATTTCCCACAAACATTAACTAATGTAGGAACTTTTACCTTACTCACTTGGACCCTCTATCTTTTTAACATAACCTAACTGTTCAATCAACTTCTCAAGTTGTTCTTTATCTACTTGGTCATTAGCTTTCTCTTCTTTTTGAGCAGCTTTGATTTCAGATCTAACTTCTTTTAAGAACTTCATAGCGGCTAGAGAATCAGAATCTCTGTCTGCTCCTGCCATAAGTTCAGCAGCTCTTTCTATCGCTGATTCAAACAAGTAGTCAATTCTATCAGTTATGTGTTGTCTATCACGAAACCAATTCTCAAATACAGGAGTCCACCAAGAAGCAAGAGTGTCGGGATCCATACCTGCCAGTTCCTGAATCTCTCCAAGCTCTGCTAACTCTGGTGAAGCAACTCCTAAGAGTTCTGCTTTGTTGTAATATTTAATTTTAAATTTCTTCTGAGCTGGATTAGGATGAAAAGAAATCAAGTCTGCTTGTTTCACTATATTCCTAATACTCTCACCATTAACTATTCTGTTTGCCATGTGTCCTCCTTAGGAGGCCCTTGTTGGTATAGCAGTAGGGCCGTAGCTGCTTTTAAGGAGGATTGAGGCCCCACGAGAGGCCCCTCCTTCCTATTTCTTCTTTTCGTTATCTCTCTTGAGCTTCTTTATGATCTCTGCATTTCGCTGATCGCGCTCTTTCTTTTTCTTATCTTTAAGATGTTTCTGAAAGTCATTTATCATTTTCCAAAGAATCCCTTCTTAAATGCTGACACTCTTCCTTTATCAAGACCTTTGCCTTTTTTAGATTTCTTCTTATCCGCTAAAGCTTCGTTCTCGTCTTCATCACCAAAACCAAAAAGATCCTTGAAACCTTTGTTTCTCTTCTTTTTGATATCTTCCATTTTGTTAACGCCTTTTTTACTGGCTGTCTTTCTTTCCATCTTAGAATGCTCCATTCACAGGAGAAGGAGGAGTCAGCTCAGTATCTTCTTCGCCCATCTCTGGATCTAGTGCAGCTACTTCTGGTTTCTTCTTCTTCAGTTTGTACTTCTTATTCTTCTTAGTCTCTTCTACTTTTTTAGCAGATACTTCTTCAGGAGTCATTGACTCGTCTTTCTCTTCCGTAGTTTCAGGAATGCCAAGCTGTTCCTTTAGACGTTTCATTGATTCTGTTTTCATTACTGGTCCCTTGAGTATTGCTAGTAGTATTAGAGCACCGTAGGCATTATGCCGTCTGTGCCGTTTCATTCGTCTTCCTTTTGATTCCAACAGGAGGAGCGATAGTCAGGTAGATAGTCTTGTAGTCTATACGAAGATCTTCTAACAGGCCAGCGCCTTCCATGAATCTGAGATATTCGACTATGTCTGGTTGGGAATATTGTAGGTGCTTTGAAAAGCTACTGAGGTTGATCACTCTGGTCAGTCCTTTAGCATCATCAAATTTGTTTCCGTACAGAATTTCCGTAAGGATCCTACCGACACGATTCTTGTATCTCTCTTGTTTTCTACCAACTGCCATTGTGTGTACTCCTATTATATCATAAATTGGCTGATTAGTCAATCTGATTTTTCTGGTTTTAATTATCCGACTTTTCTTTGAATGTCGTATGCTCTATAGATCGCGCCAAGAAGCTCATCCATATTTGGGTGTGTCAATAATACCTCACTGATGACCCCATCATTGATTATTTTGATTCTGAAGAATCCTTCCTTCATTGCTTGAATGCTTAAGATCTTGCCACCTACTGTATTGATTTCTTCGTAAGCTGTTTCTAGTCTAATCATGGGTTCCTCCTGTTATGAGATCTAGACATATAATAAATACTATTCCGATAAATAATATGACGGCGTTAGGTACTTCAATCATTGTGCCTCCCTCAAGGGATGTTTTTAGAGTAAGTTAGTCAATTCCATAGATAGTTATCCCTACTGGGAGATCTTCAGTCCTCAGAATCCTCCGCTTTGAATGTAGATAGAAATCTACCTCTTACCCTATCTTCTAATTCTTTTCGATCGTCTTCATTTATAGAGACTTCGTCTACCCACATAGTTTCTAATTTAGGCATAGGTATCTTCTTAAAAGGTACTACCTTACCTTCTTTGGGTATTTTCACCCATTCACTCTTCTTAGGAGCCTTGACTTCTAGAGCGTCAAATTTGGTGGCACTCTTTATATCAAATAACATCTGTGCATAAAGCTCAGCTCTCTTGCTCTGAGTCTTAGCTCTGCTCATAAGGTCTACATAATAGTAGACTGTCTTCTGAATTCTTGTCTCTTTCATTCCAATATCCTCCTAGTCCTCAACATGAACAGTAAAAACAATAGTAGTAGTTTCTTCATAAGGAAGACCTACGTTATCAAGATGCTCTATCAAAGACTTAGATGCAGATTCCTTAGTTTTGTAATACCCAATGGTCGTATAATCCATAGCTCTATTCTTGTATACTGCTTTATAGATCTTCATCCCATCTCCTTGTAGGTATGGCTAACGCCAGTAGACTCGTATTCTCGTCTACTTATAATTTTGTAGCTCTCAATCTTCTTTATATACTTATTATATCAATCTCCTAAAATCTTGTCAAGCATTATTTTCTACTCATTTTGGTAATTATTACTAATTGCAAATAGGTGGGATATTACTTTAGTCAGTGATTTCAAGGACTTAGCTTTTATTATCTAGATAAACCTCAATTTAATGTACCTGAATAATCACCGCTTCGCGGATCTAATCCCTTTCATCACTGACTGTCTTCAACTCTTTCTACAACTTTCCTATCAATTTGTTGTAGCAACAGCCAGTTATTCCTGTGGATTAGTAGCAGCTTACTCGCACTTTACTCACACTATCCTTATACTTATGGCGATAAAGGCCCATAAATGATACTTTAGTTGTAGTTAAAAGGCCCCAAAAACCGTCCAGAGTGTATAACGGAATCTCTCTCCCTGCCTACCCCCCCTGTCCCCACTTGTACACTGCTCTCTGCGTTGGCATGAACCTTGCAAGGAGGTGGGTTCACCGTTGATATTATTGGTTATTTTAGAATATTTGGGTGATCGCGTGTGTATAGATCACGATATTTACGATTAGATATAGTGCTAGTCTCATGGTGCTCTCCCTTGGTTTACATTGTAGCGATCTGTGCTATCAAATATACTGCTAATAAAAGGTTGGTTACAGCTAGTAAATATGTTGTCAAATCCTGTAGCATGGTGTTCCCTCCTGCTTACATCGTGTTACTGAATTTCAATAACATCTAGTAACATAACACTTATCGGTATACTATCTATAAAGTTGAACTTTGCTGATTTTGTCAATCATTCTAGTGCCTTATCGTGCTCTTTTTTCCCGCCGACATGTAACCCCTTGATATTATTGGCTTTTGTTTTTCTACTATATATACCTAAATTGGAAATAGATGGTCTGTACAATTCTCCTATCTAACCTATTGTAATCACTGGACTTTCTGATTCACTGATCTAATTGTGCCTTGCAACCTATTGATATGTTTAGGGAAAAAAGAGAGTTTTTATTTTTATATTGCCGCGCCGATATGTATTATAGAACTTGGGCAGGGAACCAAGAAACAAAAAAGAAATTGAATTTTCTACTAAAGTTTCCAAACACCCCGCCGATAAGAGAGAGAGGCCAAAGTCAACCACCTATTTCCTAGAAATAAAGTGAACGACACTAAAAAAAGAACTAAAGTTTTTGATAAGGGCCGCCGATAAGAGAATTGAGTTAGGGGTGATTACTTTCACCAAGTGAAAAGAAAGCCCAAAAAACTCAAAAAAGAGCTAAAGTTTTTAAAAGCTCTGACCGATAAAGAGAGAGTAAGCAGCGCAGGGGATGCCCAAGCTGATACTAAATACACACTGGGAAACTGTAACAGTCATAAATAATTGCAGTAAGTGAATCACTCAATAGCGAAAGCGAGTGAACGGGTAGTCCAACCTGATACCTTTAAAGTTAAAACGGACTTTTGATACCAAGCGCCAAATAGGTGCTACGAAAAGGCAATTAATTTTGCTGGGGTGCAGTAGTATGCAACCTTAGGTTATATGTAGGGAGTGGAATCCTGATAATAGCTAGCGGTATCATCAGATAGCTGGATACTACGAGATAATTGGGTAGGTTATTACTGAATAACTACATTGAGTTAACCGATTATCACACAAGAGAGATAACGAAACGGGAAAAGTAAGCGCCGCGCGAGCGGATGGAACGCCGGAATTCCCGTCGATAGGTGTTGGTAGCCTATCCTGATGAGTCACCAAAGTCTTTCAATCTTCATACGAGCCACACACAATGGCCCACCACATTAGAGGCGTTATGTCTCTCCTATCGGTAGATATTGGTAGTCTACCCTGATGAGTTACCACGAAATAGGAGCGAATAAAATGATTTACATGTTGATAGTACTTTACACAAGTTTGATAGTTTCAGTAATTACAGGCCTAGGAGGGCTTTACTAGTGAGAGATATAACACAATACAATGATCGCGAGCTTTATCTATGGTGTAATACTGAAGAGGATGACTATTTTATTGTTAACGCACATATAAATTATAGACAGTATGGATTTTTAACTAATCACTTAGCGAGTAGATATAAATTTACACCTAAACAATTCACTTACTTGATAGATAACTGGGAGGTTTCTTTATGAGATACGAAATTCTAATAAAATCAGTAGTTGCACCGAACGAGTGGATGCACTACCTATTTGAAGCTGACCTAGATGATGCTCTTATAGTAGCTTCATCCCTAAATGGAATGTCATATATAAACGAGGTGAAAATTGAAGAGCACAGACTTGCAGCGTAGTGTTATAGAACTACATGGGGAGCTGGTCGAAGTGACTAGGTATCCTGAGAAGCGCGCCAAAAAAGGCAGCAAAATGACAACATCAAACCGTAAGCATAAAGCGCCGCCACCATCGGCGGACTGGCTTAAACAACAAGGCTTCATTAAGTGAGGTAAACAATGGAAAAGCTAGAAGAATTGACGGCCTTGGACTATCTTAAAATGTCCAAAAAAGAGAAGCTACACTATGTAGAAGTATGTATAGAACTAGAGCCAGACTTTGAACGTAAATGTGAGTTAGTGAAATTACACAACCGAATAGGAGAGGCGGCATGAGAGAGCGTATATATTGTACCAATAGTGCGGATTGTATAGAGGTAGTTGACAATAGACCTGCAGGTATTAGATACCTAGATGTATTTATAGATGGTGGTGACGAATCCACAGTATGTATTGTACTAAATGACGATAAGATAGACAAACTAATCACCTGTTTAAAGGAGTTGAAAAATGCTAAAACTGAAAGTGTATAAGGGCTTGAAAACTCTTGAAAACCTTAAACGAAATAAGCAGGATATACAACATAGAATAGTTCAAATTGAAAACCTTTTAGAAGATTGTAGCAGCCTTGAGGAACTATATGAGAGAGCCGAATATATAGACTACGAAATTAGTGAGTTAGTAAAGGGGTATTAAAATGAAGTGTCAATCGTGCGGGGGAACCGCTAAGCTAGTAGAAGTGAGTGCTAAATGTAGTGATAGATGTTTCACTAGAGGTGTGAAATCAGGTAAGGAACACGATGGGTACGTACCTGAATGGTTAGGACCTGAAGGTTATGGGGACTATGTACAATTCACTATATGTAGACACTGCGGACAAGTGCAAGGCTCATGGCCACACCATGACAAAAACATGAATCAATTCAAACACGGGAAGGTAGCCTAATGAGAGTATATCATCAACCATGTGCTTCATGTCTTGATGTAGTCGAGGCAAGCGAACTGAATGAGGAAGGTGTATGTCTACTATGTGTAGAGATAGCTAAACAAACCCTAGAACTTGAAAGGGAGAGAGAACATGGATAACTTTTTGAATATTGATGAGTTGAAATATGAGAAATTACTGGATGACGTAAGGTCTAAGCCAGAGCCAGAGCCTACTGAAATAAACATGAGGTGGATTGACATTGAAGCTTTACAATCTAAGGCAGATGAATTGAAGTCACTAATGGAGCTACTGAAATGACTAAAGACTTAATAGTTTGCTTATGTCTCATAAGACCAATGCCTCAAGTGCCTTGGTATCAGATACGATCATATAAACACACTTGGAGTAGATAACAAATGAAACACTATTCAAAATCAATATCAGTAAATGGAATGTATGACAATGAGGCTTTCCTAGTCACTGAATATGTGAACTTGCCAGACCAAAGACAAGCGATTGAAGTGAGTACTAAGGTACACGACCAACTAAGAGACAGTGTGACATTAACATTTAAAGAAGCGCGAGACTTGAGAGCCTTCTTAAACAGACTAGACCTAGACAAATAAGGATAACAATCATGAGCAAACTACTTACACAGAATAGCAAAATCAAAAAGAGCGGCGGCGACAAATTTGACATATGGAATTTTGGAATACCTGCATATCAAAGTGAGACAGGTATTAAGACTTGCCCACTAGCAGGGGAGTGTGCTAAGGGATGCTACGCACAGCAAGGTGCTTATGTATGGGGTAATGTGAAGCCTGCCTTTGAACGTAGATTACAAGCTACACTACAAGATGACTTTGTACAAGTGATGAGTGCTGAGATAGCTGGCAAGGCTAAGAGGTCGGCGGCCAAAGGCAAGACTTTGGTAGTGAGAATACATGACAGTGGTGACTTCTACTCAGCAGGATACCTAGCTAAGTGGATTGAGGTAATGGAGCAAAATCAAGACGTTCTATTCTATGCATACACTAAATCGATACCTTTCTTTAGAAGAATCACAACACCGACAAACTTTGTAGTCATATTCAGTGAAGGCGGCAAACTTGACCACCTAATTAGGGACAACGACAGACACAGTAGAGTGTTTGAATCTAAGGCGGCGCTTGAAGCGGCGGGCTATGACGATGCTAGTAAGGATGACAAGGTAGCTTTCCTAAGTGGATCAGGTAAGATAGGATTGATCTATCACGGTGCTAAGTCTAAGTCGTGGACTACTGAAAATGAAACAAGAGAACTTGAGGTGGCGTAATGAAACTGACAATTGAAAAGAATACAAAACTATTTGAACCTATAACAATGACTATAACACTAGAGTCAATGGAGGAATTGAGTGATCTATACCATAGACTTAATATAGGACATAGCAATACCCTCGAACATTCATGCTCAGGATTTCCTAAGATACACAAGAGAGAAATGTTTACCGAATTACACAGAGAACTTTATGACATAATCAATTCACTAGTAGGAGAGTAACAATGAACAACACATATCAGAATCTACCACATACAGACGTGCTGTCTATGATGGACAAAGCACTGGCAAAGACAGGACTGAATTACGAAATGAAATTCAGACAGAATGGAGAGAAACAACTAGTAGTTGACTATGTATTCACTGACTACGAACACATAGGACTAGGTGGATTGAGGCCACAGATCAGCGTCATCAATTCAACGGATGGATCAAGGGCATTCAACTTGATAGGCGGTGTGTTCAGATTAGTATGCTCTAATGGCCTAGTAGCTGGTGACATTTTTGACAGTGAACGTATAGTTCACAGAGTAGGGCCTACCTTTGATAGGAAAATTGAGTCACTACCTCTAAGGATTGTTGCACTAGTTGAGGATACAGTGGAGGCAATGAAGGAACTGAACGAATTGACTTGTCAAGAACTGAGTGAAAACAAAATGATAGAAATTGTAGGTAATCTTACGATGAGTAAGAAAGCAAAGACGGAAACAATTAAGGACGTAGTGTTTGAAGATCAGAGAAGAGAGGATGATCAAGGGAATAACGTGTGGACATTATACAATATTGTGAATGAGAATCTACGTAAACATTCAAAGGCTAAGGCTTATCAAAAACATAACGAGAAATTGCTAGAGAACATTCAACTGTTAGCAGCATAGGAGACTGCAATGAAAGTGACAGACCTAGAAATGATCAAGCAACTTAAGAAGATTGAAAAGAATCTTGAAGACTTCACCTATGAGACTGACCCAATACAATCAGCAGAGCTGTTAGCAGATAGTAGACTGAGAGTGAAGGACTTAATACGTAAATTAGTAGGAGTAGAATAGAATGAAAAGAGAAGTGATGGAAAAATGGGTAGCAGCCCTTAGATCAGGCGAATACAAGCAAGGTAGAACACAATTGAAATGGGGAGATACTTACTGTTGTCTTGGAGTGTTGTGCGAAATAAGTGGAAAAGATTACGATGATTATGCAGATAATATAACTGAGGAAGTTAGACGTTGGGCTGGCATGAATTCTCGTGATGGAGAACTTCCAAAGGACTACAAAACTAAGACAGATAAGGGGCATTTTAAATATACTAGATTCTTATGGAGACTAAATGACGTAACTAATAGCAAAGGAAAGTCATGGTCATTCAAACAGATCGCAAACATAATCGAAAAGAATTGGGAGCAACTATGATGCTAATAATAGACAGAGGCGGTTATCCATACGCATATAATAAGATACACAGATCATCACTACTTAAACTGTTAAAGCAGTTGATTGAAACCAAAGCAGGTGGGACGATCTTCTCTGTATCATTCATCAAAAAGAATGGTGAATTTAGAAACATGAGATGTAGACTAGGAGTTAAGAAGGGATTGACAGGTAAGGGATTGAACTGGGAACCTATTGACAAAGGATACATGACAGTGTATGACATTGAGAAGAAGGGTTATAGAATGGTTAACCTAGATACAATACAGTCTCTACAAATTAAAGGAGAGAAGTTAGTAGCTTAAGGAGTGAGGCATGGAAAAGAACATAGACAAACTTATAAAACGTATGGTATTTGAAGAAATAGATAGACTGAGTGTTGAAGATAAAGATCAGATGCTATACGAATACTTATACGATCATTACTGTAGACTTAATAAAGGCTTCTTGTTTGAAGCATTAGAGAGACACTACGGAACATCAATAGATAAAGGAGCATAAGATGAGAGCACTGATAGTAGCGGCGCTTATATCGGCGGGCTGTGGAGAGATCAATAAGAGATACATCACTCAATTAGAAGGAGCCAAAGGAGAGAAGGGAGAGCAAGGAGAGAAGGGAGACGACGCACCACTAACTGTTATCATACCTGTGAATATTCTACTAGACCGTGACAAGCCAGACTATCAAAGCAACTATCATGTAATAGGAGAGGATCTTAAGAAGTTGAGACTGCCTGTAGCAAAGGACTTCACTGTGACTCTAGGTGCTTCGGACGATCAAGGTGGTACAGGTTCACCATGGATTGAGATAAATACCGATGTAGCCAAGGCATGTTATCAGATACTAATACCTAACATTAAAGTGACACATGCACATGTAAGTCCTAAGTTCACACCTTGTTCTTCAAAGGTAGAACATGACTACATAAGTATAGGAGATGTAGTGTTCACCACTGAGGCAGACATCTACTTCGGACCTAAGTATAAGGTTAACAATAAGATATATGATGTCAATCTACAAGTCAATATACTAGCAGAGCTGGAGGAATTCTAATGAGACTGATACTACCTATAATTCTAATAGGTTGCGGCACATCTAATGACGTAGCTGTTGAAGGTGGAACAGATAATAAAGTGAGTGCAACAGTTACAGTTGAGTATGTAGCTAAGCAATGCAACGATAAGAGATTCACTGTTGAACAGAAACTAGAATGTATAAGGATGCTAACAAGTAAAGAGATAGGACTAGACCCAACATCAGCAGAAGCAATACTAGAAACGATTGAGAGTAGAGATGAACAGTAAGGAATACAAATCACATAGATGCATGAGACAATTCCTGTATGGATACAAGGAAGCTATTGAAGACATCTACATAAAGGATGATAGGATAAGAATGACAGCACCTACTCTTTATAGAGAAGCACTACAAGATCAACTTGATATCATACTCTATCTTAGTAGATTAGACTTTGATGAAGATGATGAATAGGAAAGAGGTGGGATTAAGTTCACCACTTATTGTTTAGGAATGTATGATCTTCTTTATAGATACATTATACTAAAGATAAGAGATCACTGTCAACAACTAAATGATAACACTAATGATTACAACTACTTAAATATAAGGAGCGCCGGTATGAGCTACTATAAGATAGCAGAAGTCCTCATAGATGAGGATGGTAGATACACTCTTACCTATCTAGGAGATCATGGGCCGGACTTTGCTTATGCAGCTATAACTATGGGAACTGCTGAAGGAGTTATAAGAAAACTACAAGAGCAAGTTAATAAACATGAAGAGACTTACAAGAAACTACTAAGGAGAACTGTTGATGATGCCAGACAAGCTAATAATAAAGAGACTTAAAAGAGATAAGGATGCTTTGGTAAAAGGAAATGCAGCACTTATGGAAGAAAATGCGTTGCTAGAGAAGAAGCTTGAGATGGCTTTGGAGTGTTTAGAAAGAATACGTTTAAATGATCGTGGTAAAGTTTTCGGCTCAATGATTAGAAATTACATAAAAGAAATAACCCAAATGAAAAGCGAGGTGGGTGGTGAGTGATGATAAAGTAGTGGACTTCACCAAAGCACAAGAGAAATTCACACACAAGAAACACAATGAGAAAGTGCAAGCTAAAGAGAATATAGTATCAAGAGTGAAAGCTAAAGTTGCTGAGACTTTGAACCTCATTGACATACTCAAAAGATCTAAGGCAGAATTCATAGATAGGAATCAAGACAAGTAGGAGACAGAGATGCCAGTATGTAGAGAATGTAATGTAAGTACATTCGATTTTGATTACGAAACAAGAACAAGAAAATGTAGAATATGCGGACACACAAAACAAGACACCAACTATGAGGATATGGACGATGAGAAACAAGGAAACGATTAAACTATTCAATGAAAGGTTAGGAGATGTAGTCTCCCTATACATGGAACTATTTGACAGACTTGAAGGTGAAGAGCTGACACAATTTGTTAAGACTTATGATGAAACAATCAAGAGAGTTAACGATGTGTATCAAGACACACTAGACTTAGCAGTTGAAAGGGATATCGGATGACACATGTACTAATAGTATTCACATTCACAGGATGGAAGAAGGAAGTTTATGAAGAACGAAAAGAAGGGGAAGGTTATACAGTTATGGAGAGCCAAGCTTGGTGTAGAGAGAGAGGGATTGGTCTTGATGGAGGATCAGGAAACACTGACATCAAAGAACCCACAACAGAGTGACCCAATTAGAACTATCAATAGAGTCAATAGACTCATGAAGAAACTAAAGGAACAGAGAGATGAGTAGAGAATTGGAAGAAATCCGTAAGATAAAAAACAGTTTGGATTCTATTTGGTTTATTTTATTTATACTGATTGTTGTACAATGTAACGGTGATAACGATCAAGAGAGAGAGTTAAAGAAGATAAACGACACCATAAATCGAGCAGCTTTACAGTATGAATTTGACAATATGATTAAGGAAATAAACTATGAAAGCAAGCAAGAACGATAAGACTGATAACAAAATACCACTAGAATTCCTAGAACTAGATGGCATAGCTGAGATGTGTAAGGTGTTTGCCTTTGGAGCTGAGAAGTATAGTGCAGGCAATTACTTTCTTGGGCATGAACAGACAAGACTACTAGCTGCAGCAATGCGCCACCTACTTGCATACCAAGGTGGAGAAGACTTAGATCCTGAGAGTGGACTGACACATTTAGGACATGCTCAATGCTGTCTAGCTATGTTACAGAAACAGAAAGCACTAGGCACATCTATAGATGACAGGATCACACTTGACAAAGTGAGAGGTGAAGGAGAGGCTGACGAACCTAGGCTTAAGATAGGCGAACTCTATCTAGTAGAGAGTATAGATGAATCAGGATTTGATTATGACATAAGCTCTGCAAAAGGTAAGGTATTTGAAGTTAGTGAAATTCAAGAATTATCTATTGGAGTACACTACAAGATGTCAGAGTTTGGAGAACATAAAGATCCAGACTTCTTTTGGGCAACTGAAAAACAATTAGATTACTTATACTTAGAAAAGAAGGAACTAAGAACATGAAGGACGAGAGAGGAAGAGAGTATACCATAGTAGAGAAGCTAGTTCACGGTCAGATGTTTCCTGTTAAGGTATATCCTGAAACAAAAAGACTTGACATCTCATGGCTTGATGATTTAGAATCAGAGTATTCACTTCATGGAGCGAGGGAGGAAGAGAATGAAATTGAATAACAGTCCGACTATAGAAGGCAATCCTGTTTGTCTCTTACATAAAGACAAAGATCTATCTTTCTATAGAGATAATTATGAGGTTATTTATGCAGTAAATTCAGATAACTTTGTAGTAGCTACCTTCAGTGCTTCAGGTGAAATAGATAATGATCATGTGCATTGTGCATTCTATACAACTAACCTAAGTAAGGAGAAATTCTAATGTCATTCAGTGAAAAGATATATGCACTACTCAATAAAGGATTTGAGGAGATGCAAGAGCGTAGAAGAATAGAAGAAGACCAAAAGGAACCAGCCCTTCGCGGCGGTAACAGTGGCGCTATGCTACCAGATGGTACAATTATAGGAGGTGATCCACGTATAGCAGTACTTCGCTATCTAGGTATTGAAACACCAGTAGACTTTGACTTGCAGTTACTGTTTCATGCTGGACTTCTTAATGAGGAAGCTGTTGCTGAATTGTTAGAGATGAGTGGAGCTAAGTTCAAGAGAGAAGAAGACTGCCCTGTT